TTTCACGATGGACCCGGAAGACTTTGCCAAGGCAGAGGATGCCGGCGAGATCATGGCGATCGTCCACAGCCACCCAATTACCCCACCAACACCCAGCCAGGCCGACCTGGTGGCGTGCGAAAAGTCCGGCTTGCCCTGGTTCATCGTCAACCCCAAGACCGAAGCCTGGGACGAATGCAAGCCATCTGGCTACAAGGCACCGTTGATCGGCCGCGAATGGGTCTGGGGCGTGCAGGATTGCTGGACGCTGGTCCGCGATTACTACGCCGAGCAAGGCATCACGCTGCGCGATTGGGATCGCCCGGTCGATTCCGCAGAATTTGAGGCGGCGCCGATGTTTGCCGACTGCTGGCGCGAAACAGGCTTCGAGCAGGTGTCAGAAACTGACATCCAACCTGGCGATGCCGTGCTGATGAACATCTCAGGGCCAGGCTTGAACCATGTTGGGGTCTACCTGGGCGACCAATTGATCCTTCATCACATTCGCGGGCGGCTGTCTTCGCGGGATCTCTACGGCGGCTGGCTGATGAAGGCTACAGGCTGGGTCGGACGGCCTACGATGGCGAAAGGGTAGACGGTTTCATGCGCGAGATCAGGCTCTACGGGAAACTGGCCAAGTTCATCGGCAAACGTGTGTTTCGCGCTGATGTCGCAAGCCCAGCCGAAGCAGTGCGGTTTTTGGTGGCCAATTTTCCGCAGGTCGAGGCGCACATGGCAGACCAGTATTACAAGGTCGGCCTAGGAGAGCGAGATTTAGAAGCGGAAGAACTGCACCATCCCGCCGGTCAACAGGTGATCAAAATTATCCCGGTCATGGCTGGTGCTGGTGATGTGGGAAAAATCTTGCTGGGTGCGGCGCTCATAGGCCTGGCTTTCGTTACTTTTGGTGGCACCGCATTTGCTGGATTGGGCACCGCTGGAGCTTGGGGCAGTTCGCTTTTGTTTGGCGTTGGCGCATCCTTGGTTCTTGGTGGCGTGTCCGGCTTGCTGACCCCAACGCCAGTAACGCCAACCGATACCAACGACCCGCGCAAGTCCTATAGCTTCAGCTCGATTCAGAACAGCAGCCGTCAAGGGACGCCGGTCCCGGTGATCTACGGTGAGACCATCGTGGGCTCGGTTGTCGTCAGCGCCGGCATTGATATTGCCCAGGTGGCGGCATGACTGATCTGATTTTTGGTGCTGGCGGAGGCGGTGGCGGCGGCAAAGGCGGCGATTCCGGCTCGCAACATACGCCGACAACCGCAGCTGATAGTCTTTTCTCAACGTCGTACGCCAAGGTCGTAGACCTCATCGGCGAAGGCGAAATTTACGGACTGGTTAATGGCTTTAAGTCTATCTATTTAGACAATACACCGCTGCAAAATGCAGACGGATCGTACAACTTCCAAAACGTTACCGTTTACACGACAAACGGCACGCAGGCGCAAGCTTACATTCCAGGTTTTGATGATGTCACCAACGAGGTGTCAGTCGGGACAACCGTTACCGCAAGCATTCCCGCAGTTCGCACCATCGTCAACACAGCCGTCAATGCGGCGCGTGTAACGATCACCGTTCCTCAACTTCAGTCGATTACAGATCAAGGCGACATCAACGGCGCCAGCGTTGAGCTGCAAATTGCCGTGCAATACAACGGCGGCGGTTTCACTACCGTCATTGATGACACGATCAGCGGTCGTTCTGGCTCACAGTATCAACGGCAATACTCAATCAACCTCTCAGGTGCGTTTCCGGTTGACATCAAAGTCACTCGCGTCACGGCCGACAGCTCTAATCCCAAGCTGACAAACGCTTTCAGCTGGAGCAGCTACACCGAAGTCACCTACGCCAAGCTCGCGTACCCCAATTCCGCACTCATCGGGATGCGGGTTGATGCTGAGCAATTCAACGCGGTTCCCGCTCGCTCCTATCGCGTCCGTGGCCTCAAGGTCAAAATCCCCAGCAACGGCACGGTCAACAGCACAACGGGTGCAATCAGTTACACCGGTACTTGGGACGGCACGTTTGGCGCGGCGCAATGGACCTCAGACCCTGCCTGGTGTCTGTGGGATCTTCTGACATCGACCCGCTTTGGGTTCGGCAATTTCCTGAGCGCATCCCAGCTCGACAAATGGGCGTTCTATTCCGCGTCTCAGTATTGCGGCGCCAGCGTCAGCAATGGCTTTGGCGGAACTGAGCCGCGCTTCAGCTGCAACGTCAACATCCAAACGCCGCAAGATGCCTACAAACTGATCAACGACATGTGCTCAGTGTTTCGGGCGATGCCCTACTGGAGCACAGGCTCGCTGACCGTTGCGCAAGACAAGCCGGTTGATCCGACGTACCTTTTCACGTACGCAAACGTCGAAGAAGGCGGTTTTAGTTATTCGGGTTCAAGCCTCAAGACGCGCCCGACCGTTGCAGTGGTCCAATACATGGACTTGGATCTGCGCAACACGGCTTACGAAGTGGTCGAAAACACCGCGGCGATTGCCAAGTATGGCGTGATCAAAACCGACGTCACGGCTTTTGCTTGCACTTCACGCGGCCAGGCGCACCGGGTTGGCGATTGGTTGCTTTACGCTTCGCAATACGAAACCGAGACGGTCAGCTTTACGGCATCGATCGACGCCGGCGTTTTGGTGCGGCCCGGCGCCATCATCCAAATCAGCGATCCGATGCGTGCCGGCGTGCGTCGCGGCGGGCGTATCAGTGCGGCGACGACCACAACGGTCACGGTCGATGATGCCACTGGCCTGACGACCGCTAACAGCCCGACCATTTCGGTCATCTTGAGCGATGGCACCGTGCAAACCCGTTCGGTGTCCGGCATTTCCGGAAAAGTCATTACCGTCAGCTCGGCTTTCAGTTCTGCGCCTAATGTCAACAGCGTTTGGATTTACCAGACCACCGACGTGCAAACGTCCACCTGGCGCGTTCTTAGCGTGCAGGAACAAGACGGCGCCAAATATGCAATCAGCGCTCTGTCTTACAACAGCTCAAAGTACAACTACGTTGAACGCGGCGTAACGCTCCAAACGCGCACAACCAGCACGCTCAATGCCGTCCCTGCTGCACCAACCAACATCAGCTTGACCGAAGCGCTTTACCGCTACCAGTCGCAAGTCAGATCAAAGATCATCGTCAGCTGGCAGGGCGTTCCTGGCGTCAATCAATACTTGGTCAAATACCGGAAAGACTCTGGCAACTGGACCACCGTTACCCGGCAAAATTCAGACTACGAAATTCTCGACACAACGCCTGGGTATTTCGAGGTCAACGTCTACAGCCTGAGTGCTGGCGGTCAGTCTTCCGCCACAGCATTGACTGGCACCATCACGGCATTGGGCAAGACGGCACCGCCCAGCGACGTAAGCGGCTTCACTTCAACGATTGACCCAAATCTTGGCGTTGTTTTCAACTGGAGCCCGATTGCCGACATTGATGCCGATGGCTATGAGATCCGCCGTGGTGCCAGCTGGGCAGCAGCAACACTGATCACGCAGGTAACGGCCACCAGCTACAAACTCGGCGCCCTAGCCCAAGGCAATTACACCTACCTGATCAAGGCGTTTGATACCTCAGGCAGCTACTCGACCAATGCCGCTTCAACGGCAGTAACAGTCACAACGGCAGCAGCGCCAACCATTACCCAGACCTTCAACGGCTCGAACGTAGTCTTGAACTGGACAGCCGTCAGCGGTTCGCTTTCGAACGCGTTCTATGAGCTGAGGGTTGGCAGCACCTTCTCGACGGCCACTGTTGTCGCCACCGTCAAAGGCACGGCCTACACGTTCCGGGGCAACTGGAGCGGCGCCCAAACCTATTGGGTCGTGGCGGTCGATGGTCTGGGCGGTTATGGCACTGCTGGTTCCGTGGTGGTCACGATTGCCACGGCAGCGGCGCCAAGCATTACCGCAACGTTCGCCGGCAACGACCTTGTGCTGACATGGGCCACGGTTAAAGGAAGCCTGGAGACGGCTTACTACAAGGTTTTCCGCGGCAGCGTTTTTGGTAGCGCCACCTTGTTGGGTTCAGTGCAAGGCACCAGCTACACACTCCGCGCTGATTGGGGCGGCTCGCAA